ATGCTGGGCGTTCATGCAAAGATATCCTGTGCTGCCGCAAATCATTGCTGAATTTGTGCCACACAAACGAGTAGCAGTACAAGCCGGCGGCAACTGCGGGTTTTATCCCAAGCAATATGCCAGTCTGTTTGACACTGTGTACACGTTTGAACCAGACTGGCTGAACTTTTATTGCCTCAATCTAAATGTTCCCGAATCAAATGTGATCAAAAATCAGTCTTGCCTGGGAAACAAACATCAGCTGGTCAACTTGGCAATCAAAGAAAAAAATAGAGGAAAAAATTACGTAAAAGGTGTGGGAAACTATCCCACATACAAAATTGATGACTTGAACTTGACAGTGTGTGATTTGATACACCTGGACATAGAAGGCTTTGAGTATTACGCATTGCAAGGTGCCAGTGAAACCATTGCCAGGTGTAGGCCTGTGATTGTTGTAGAAATGTGGGACCAATTGTCCAATCGTTTTGAAGAAGACATCAATGCAAAAACCGAACACTTGTTGACTGGCCTGGGCTACACCTACTCGCAAACACTACACGAATCAGACAAGGTATATCTTCCAAATGAAATCATTTATAATCCGGTTAAAGAATAATGCTATTTCTGAAAAGTATGCAGAACAGTGTGTACAGCAGGCCAAACATTTTGGAGTGGACGTAGATTACTTTGACGCTGTCAACGGCCTTGAATACCAACGGCACCTTGACCTATTGAAAATTTTTCCAAAGTACAAATTTAAAAAAGGTCGTGCCGGGGTGTTTGGATGTTTTTTGAGCCACTACTACCTTTGGAAAAAATGTGTTGAATCCCGTCAGCCGCTGTTGATTTTAGAACACGACGGTTACCTGGTGCGACCACTGCCGGCCAATGTGTTGAATACGTTTAGTGATGTATTGAAACTGGATGACCTGGATCCGTTCTCAAAGCAGTACAATGCCTTGTTGACGCATCAACAACATCTTGATGTCACTGTGCAAAAGTATCACAACAATCAAGCAAAAACACTTGATCCACAATCAAAATGGCATGCAAAGATTCAAACTGGCAACTACATGAGGGGAGCATACGGATATATCATCAAGCCCGGTGCTGCCAAAAAACTAATTGACTGGATTTCTGTCAATGGGTTTGTGCCAGCTGATCAACAGTTGGGCGATGCAATTGTGGACATACAGGTTACCACACCCACCATTGTGCGATTGCATCCAGATTATTTTCAAAGAATAGGCGAGCTGTCTCTTACCGGCAATCCCGAACTGTTATAGGTAAGGAATAAATTTTTGATATATGCGGCCTGCGATGCCATCGTCGTCGCTCCAGTGAGCAGCGGCCAAGTTGTATATCCATTGATCTCGAGAGAATGTTCGCGGGTTTTCAATTTCTCCAACATTGTGATGTGCCACAGTCCAAGTCACTGCCGATGCATCATCCACAAATACCGGCACACCTTCTAACACAGCAGCCACGCTGGCGCTGCTGTTAAAAAACACAGCTGAATGTGCGCCCCTGAGATCCTGCAACAAGCGAGAGTTCTTGGGATCAATCACTCTAACATTGTTGCGCATGGCTGCGGAGCCTGAATAAGCAGCAAAGTCTCGCATGTCATACTGTCCCGGGTGCGGGCGTATCACAATTTCACGTCTGGTATACTTTCTTATTTCTTCAATCTTTTGTGCCAACCAAGTCATGGGACTCAGTGTTTTCATGGCAAAGCCACCGTCGCGTTGCATGCCAATCAAAATATATCCGTTGTGATTGCGTTGATCAGGTTTGAGGCTCACGCCCAATCGTTGTTGTATTTCGTTCCACTTGTCACTGTTGCTGTTGGCATTGGCATATTCGGCTCGATCATAGAACGGGCCACCAATGCTGTAACGCAAATAGGTGCCGGTGTTGTCCAAATACTTGAAGCAACTGGCATCAATGCACATGGTTTTGAATCCATGTCGATTTTGTTCAGCAATCACTTGTTTGCGCAGAGTGATGTTTCGACCACCGGTGTTTGTGGTAGCCCAGCCCAGCATCACTGCCAACTTTGCGGGCTGATAGCAATAATTCCAGTCCACCAAAACTGTGCGTCCGGTTGCACGAACACCAGCTGCAAAGTTCTCAAGACAAGCAATCTTGCGTGGATGCTTGTTGGGGTTTGCCACTGAACTTATGTAAACAACAACATCAACTGTCATTTAAAATCCGCCATGCTGTGCCATCACGCATTTCTGGCTCGGTAAATTGACAGTAGCTAAGGTGTCTGCACCATGCTGCCACTTCATCCAGTGTGGGGATTCGAGGATTTTCAATTTCAGACAAACTTTGACTGCACAGTGGTGCAGCAGCATTGGGGCCCAGTGTAATGGCCGGCTTGCCGTACAACAATGCTTCACCGGCAGCAATGCTAGAGAATGTCACAAGACAAAACACATCATCTGCCAGAGCCATTTCCATGGTGTCAGTGGTTTGTCTTACACTGCGTCCTTGCTTGAGTCTTATGACTATTTCTCGATCAGAGTATTGTTTGATCTCTTGTTGCACATTGGTTAGCCATTGCTCAAGATTGATGTCATAGAGATTTAGTAATTTTTGGCTGGGCGGAGCAATCAGTATCTTGCTGCCTTGTTTGCGAAACTTGGTGAGTTGAAGATTTAGTTTTTCCACTCTATCACCAGGTCTATCAATAATGGGACCAAATTTTTGCACGTCGTTCTTGGTGATGCGATGATATGTTTTCTTTTTTCCGTTACCAAAATAACCAGTGTCAATGTAGTAAAAATCTCGGCCCGCTGCTCGGCAAGCAGCCATTTCCTTGCGTTTGACAACTCCTCGCAAAACAACCGGAGTCATATTGTTAGCTTCTTTGCTCCAAGTGGATATTTGTCCCCCGGCCCCTTGAACAAAACTTTGTAATATAGGATCGTACATATGTCCTTTTTTGGTGTAATCGGTGTCACTGTCTATGGCCACAATATTGACCTGTGCGATATCTTTGATTTGTTGTATCAAATCATCCAGTGTTATGCCATAGTAATTGCTGGTGGGATCAACTCTGTATTTTAAAATGTCATAAAACAATTTTGAAATTTCAGGAGGTACCATGTCAAGCACATGTCGTGGCAGTGGTACTATTTCTTCGTGTTCCATCAGATCATCCGTTGTTGACAATACTCTGTGAGTATGCGTTCTCTGTGCCACTCGTCGCCCATGGGTGTGTCAGCAAACTCGTGAAAGCACGGTGCACCCAGTGTGTAATGCAGTAACTTGGCATTGGGATTGGCACCGTATTCATCGGGCAACCAATTCCATTCCGGTGGTAACTCCCCAATTCGATCATCGTCTAACCAGGTGAAACGGTGTAGTTCAGCACCGGTAGATCGCTGGACATAATCAGGAGTAAGCTTGCGATTAGGATAGCTGCTGCAATTCCATAGAATAACACTAGACCAATTTTTTCTCGGGTAGTCTTCATTTTTAGATCCTAGATATTTTACTGGCATACGGGTTTTGTAATCATGCTTGACTACTTGTACATCGTTATAGGGATTTCTCATGTCCCACAGTTCTGCAATGTCACCACGCACAATCATGTCACCATCGATGAAAATTGCCGATCCGGAGAATCCCATGAGATATGGTACCAGAAAACGTGTGTAGATAAAGTGGTTGCTGCCATCAGTGTGAGTTTCGTCGTAGTCCTTGAACAAGTTAAGTGCCACAGGCACAATGCTCACAGGTCTACTTGCGTGTCTGATAATACTGTTCACACAAGTATGATATGCTATGGCTTCACGTGGATCATAGCCAATGAAGATTGGTATAATATCTTTCATCGACGTTCAATGTCCTCTTCCACACAATTGTCGCCGTATTGAATTTCAATCAGCTTGAGAGGGTGGTCTGTTTCGTTGCACAGTTGATGCCACTCGTTGGGCTTTATCCAAGTGTGTTCGTGCATTTTCATATAGCACTTGACATCAGTATCGGTGCTGTTGGAATCTACTGTGTAAACAGTGGCTTCGCCTTCGGCCACAAACCAAAATTCTGCTCGATGATCATGTCGTTGCATGCTCAAACAAGTTTTTGGATTCACAGTGAGTTCTTTGAGTTTGGTGTTGCTGCCGACTTCGTGCAACACACGATAATAGCCCCAGGCACGATCTGTTTTGGGCTTTTTCCAGTCTTCGAGAATCCAGCTGGAACTGTTCTTTTTGTCTTCTCCACCCACACCAAAAACAAACTGTAAGTTGCTGTCTACAACATCCATTTCTGGAATATTGTCTTTTGTTCTATCGCCACCGTTGGCAAAGATCAGTTCGGCGTCGGGATAGTGCGCTCGAACCTGCTGTATAAAGTGCTTGGCTGATCCGTCATCGTCGTCGAATGTGTACACTTCATCAACCACAGCAAGGTTGTTGACTATACACAAACGTTCGTTCCAAGGCATGAATGCTCGACCTTTTTTGCGTTCAAGCCATTCATCACTGTTGAGTCCCACCAACAACATGTCGCCCAGGGCGCGGGCTGCTTTAAAATAGGCAATGTGGCCTGAATGTATGGGGTCAAACCCGCCGGTAACAAGAACAATTTTCATAGCATTATTTACAGTGACTGTGAATTACACTGTAATATCTTCCATGCCAGCAGTTCGCAGTCGAACAATGTGTCCCATTTGCCACTGCTTGGTGTCAAGCCCTTTCATCACACCCAACCACTTGTTGCGCAACAGCGCAACTTCGTTGATGATGGTTTCAAAGTCAATGACCTCGTCTTCGCCATCCACGTACTTTTCAGCATCCCTGCTGGTGAGTGCACGAGCATAGGCTTCAAGATACTTTTGGAAATGTCGGCGACGAATTTTACGAAGCTGGATGTTGAGGTAGTTGAGCACAGCTTCAATCTCTTGTAGTTGATTGAACCTGTGCTCGGTTATACCCGGTAACTCTTTGATATTACGCTCGATTAGGCCACCAATGCGACATTCTTTTTTGGCTTCGTCAAGCTCTTTTTCGTAATGAGCAATGAAGTCTGGTATTGCGTCTAGGCCGGCTACTACGCGAGTATACCACATTTAGTTTTCCCAGTCGTCGTTATAATCTTCTTCCTCTTCTTCTTCCTCTTCCTCTTCTTCGTAATCATTGTCGTTGTCAAGATAAGAAGTCAAGGCACGTTTGATGTCTGAGTCGCCCTTGAAGGCATCACGAATGTCTTCAACGTCTGAATCATTGTCCATCAAAATCTGCACCACAGTTTCTGCGGCTTCGGCGCGATCCACTGTGTTTACATATCGCTTGAGCTCACCCCAAAGTTCTGCTGCCAAGTGTTCGGTCATTCAGCGTCCTCCTCGACTGTAGTTACCTCTTCTTTGTGATTTTTGAAGTCTTCCATGACTTTGTCAAGGCAACTGTCGTCGTTCTTTTCCCAGGCTTTGCGAAACTTCTTGATGATTTCGCCATCTGATGTGGTAAACACCAAGCTGTTGCCTTCGCGTTTGAGCATGCCTTTTTTCTCAATCAAGTCCACAAGACCCGAGTAAGGGCTCATACCAGTTTCGTAGGGAATCTTTACCTGCACGCCTTCAAAAGGTTTAGCATAGCGTGTTTTCATTACTTTACAGGCAGCACGAATACCCATGACATCGGAAATCTTGTTGCCGTCCTCGTCCTCTTTGAGCTTGAGTTTCTTCATGGCCACCACGATAGAACTGGCATAGATAAAACCTTGACCGCCCGAGATCTTGTCGTCGGGATCAAACATGTCTTGGCTTGCATATGTGTGGTTGGTGCACACCAAGCCCACGTTGTAGCTACCAAACATGTTGACACAGTTACGAACCAGTGCTGTGAGTGCCTTGGGCTTGCGGCCTAGATCGCCTTTCAAGTCACCTGAATCAAACTGGTTGATGTCGGTGGGTGTGAGCAACATGCCTAGACTGTCAATCACAAACAACACCTTGGGACGCTCGCCATCGGGCAAGCCTTTGTAGTCACTCATGAATGTGGAAATAGTCTTTGCTACGTCATCGATCATGGCCATTGAGAGTTTGAGCAGTTTGCTATCGCTAGTGTCAACACCCAAGGCCTTGAGCCAATCTTCGTCCAGTGCATTTTCTGAGTCAATCAGCACCACAAAGATGCCTTGCTCTTGTGCGTGTTTGATGATGTTGCCACTACAAATGTAGCTTTTGCCTGCGCCAGAATCGCCAGCAAACACAGTGACCTTGCCCAAGGGAATGCCACGGTTAAAGTCACCACTGATGAGATAGTTCAAGGCAAAGTTGCCTGTTGAGATCCAATCTGTTGGATCGTTGAAGCCAATGCTTAGGCCGTCAATGCTTTTGGTAATTTCTTTGCGAAACTTGCTTACGTCAAATGGTTTTCCCATGTTTACTCCAATTCTATAGTTACAATTTTAGCACATTGTTTGATTTTGTCAAATGCTGTTTTATCTGCAATATTGCCAAGATGAATATGACCTATTGTTGCGTTAATTATGTTGTGGCGGTTGAGCCACTCATAAAAGCCTTGCTTGGTTTCATGGTCAGATTCTTTGCCAAATTTCAAGACAAAATTAGCACAGTAATGTTGCTGTTCTTTCATTCCAGGGTAGTCGGGTGTTAAACCGTCTTGGTAACATTCATACAGAGACTTACCAAGAGTGGAATAATCTAAAATCACAGTGTAATCCTCACCAACTGGTTTGAATAATTCAAAGTCTGACGGCTGAAGCAGCTCACGCCGATGAGTGTCAAACTCTACTCGCAAAAATGGTTGTACTTGATACGGACGTCGTTCTAATCGATGACAATAACGATTTATATGGCGTACCGCTAACTTGACTTCCTTGGGTGCAATCAACATCAATCTGGTGGGTCGATCCCAATCTGGTCCAGCTAACTTTTCAAACTGTTCATGCAGTTGATTATAAAACTCAGGATCGTCATAGTCTGACGATGTTGGAATTGCAATAATCTCATGACGTAGAAATTTATTAACTGTGACAATCGCTTGTTCTAGTCGTTGTCTTGCTTGAAACTCAGGTATGACACTTGAGAACGTGTCTTCTTGCAGCAAAGACCCGCGTTGTATTTCTTGGGACAACAATAACGACCAGCGTTTGACAAAGTCATTGTCTAACAGGTCAACGAACAGTTCGTATCCTGTATCAAAAACCAACTTAATCTGCATAAGAAAAACTGCCACCGTGGTGGCAGTTTATACCGATTACTTTGCTTGCCTTGCTCGGATCATTGCCAAAATATCTTCAGCTTTTTGGCTTGATGCTGGCTTGGCCACTGGAGCTGATGCAACCGGAGTTTCATCAGTGTCAAACGGAGGATCAGCGTCTTCGTTGACTTGTGGTTTAGCAACTGGTGCGGCTGCACGTGGTGCAGGAGTATCTTCGTCAGCATGAGCTGCGCCAGCACTGCCAGCAGGTGCTTGTACACCAGCAGGACGATAGTATTGACCCCAACGTTCGGTGTCATAGGGTTGACCATCAACTGATGCTTCAAACATTTCCTTGATCACGCGAAGCTCAACTTCAGTGGGCTTCTTGGGCAGGAATGTGCTCAAATCAAACAGACTGTGTGCTTCCACAGCAGCTTGTTCGGCTTCTGTAAGTGCGCTCTCTTTGCGAGCCCACTTGGAAGTGTTGTAGTCAGCGTAACCACCTTTGCTGGTCTTGGTGATACGGAAGTCCAAACCACGCATGTAGTCAGTGGGCAGTTCTTCCAGATCAGGATCCATCAGTGCGGATTTGATCAAGGTAAACAACTGCGGTCCAATGATGAACTTGCGGATTGGGTTATCGGGTGTGGTGTCGTCGCTGAGAGGATTCTCACGAACAAAACCTTGGAAGATGTAAGAACGTTTATTCCAGTATTTGCGACCCATGTCTTCAAGGCTCTTGTCCTTGAACCAGGTGCGCACTTCTGCCAAGATTGGGCAGGCCTCTCCCCACATTTCCACGCAGGGTACCTGCACCATGACTTGCTTGCTCTCCATTTCGCCTTTGATGCCGTTGAAGGGCAAACGAATCATTGCTCGTTCTTGCCAGAAAAATGTGTTCTTGGGATTTCCATCGGGAAGGAAACGGAGCGTTGCGCTTTGTCCTTCTTCCATGTTCCAGTGCGGGTAAATTGACTTGTCGCCACCGCCTGTGCTTTGAGTGCCTTTGTTTTCAGCTGCCTGTAGTCTTGCTCGAATTTCTGCTAAAGATGCCATAGTTTTTCTCCTTAATAAGTTGCCTATGTAGTGTTGCCTATCTAAAAATTTAGATTCTAGTTGCCTGTGACACACAAACAAGAAAGCGCATACACCAAGCTAGTATATGCGCTTTATGTCTCGGTGTCAAGTTTATTTATGACTTACTTGCCCAAAGCCAATTTTTTCATGCGATCCAGTTCGCTTTCGTAGAAGCTGCTGGTTATGGCTGCATTGTACTCCATTGGATCGTCTTCGCCAATCACTGGTGCCACTGCTCCGGCCACTGTGCCGCCCATGCTTTCCATGTAACCACATTCGGCTAGACCATGTTCAGGGCAGTACTCGCCTTCCGTGGTCATGTTGCAGCTACCTTCCACAAACGTTGCAAGGTTGTCGCCTTCGGGCAAGCGTGGTGCATAATTGCCTGTGCCTAATTCTTGATCCAATCGATCTGTGATCCATTCGTAAGGATCACCGTCACGAGCTTTGGCCACGCCATAGGGCATTTCACCAGCATCAGAGTAGTAATCAAACAGTGCATGATAGAGATCGTCGTCTAGGTCGTCACCGTTTTGAAAACGCTTGACTTCATTTTTGAATCTGCTCAAAACGTGTTGCAGTGTTTCACCACTTTCGTCAAGAATTGATTCGGCCATTGGTGTAGGCGCAGCAGGTGCAGCAGGTGCAGCAGGTGCAGCAGGCGGTGTCATATTGGTTGCGGGTTGTGTGGGCTTGGGTAATTGAACACCCAATTCTTCCAATCGGGCCTGCACATCAGTGTCATCCCATACATTGGCACGACCATTTGAGCGCACAGCCAAGTCACCAAGAATATCAAACAACTCGTCGTCGCCAACCACATCATAAAGTTGTTCAGTGGCGTTGATAGCGTCGGGACCAACAATGAGTTCTTTGCTCATGAGTTCTTTGAGCTTTTCTTGTGCTGCGGGCGTGTCTGGCAGTGCCCAAGTTCCTTCTCCTAGATTGCTGATCCAGGATTCAAACATTTTGATTTCTTTCATATCTTGTCCTTGTTTTTTTAGCTTGGCCAGGAGTGGCAGTGCTTCTTCAATCCTGGAATCGATGTGTTGTTCAATGAACAATGTTTTGATATCTTCAACCAAGCCATCTTGTTCAGTGATAGTTGCTGGATGCCAGGTTTCAAAATATGTTTGGTATCCTCGAGATGATGCCAGTTGCTTGATGCTTTCACGCAATTGTGCATAGTAGGCACGAGCTTGCTCTACGATCTCTTGCGATGCACCTTCCATGACACGGCGGCTGCTGGCTCGATTAAATCGATTCAACACTCCAATTTCGTTGGCCATTTCCATGATATGGCAACCACGAATATCGTAGGGCTTGCCGCCCTGGCGCACATGTTCCAGCATGGCTCGTGCCACACTCAAACTCTTGCTGCCTAGTTTGAATCTCTCACCATCAGCAGTTTCGATAAAAATGCTTTCAACAAAACGATAACGTGCATCGTTCTCGCCCAGCTTTTGATTGTGTTTGATCATGAGCCTGGCTTCGGTGGGTTGACCACTGTAGCTTATGACTCGATTGCCATAGTAGCCTTCAAACAAACCTTCTTTGATGGCCGCAAGTCCTTGCATGGTATACTTGAGCTGACTGATGTCCTGTGTGGTTCTGGTCCAGCGATTGCGTCTGGCCAACAGACCCAGATGTTCTAAAAAGTTAAAAAATTCTTCTTTGTCCTCACCTTCCATGGTGCGGCCAAGATTGTCACCGTACATGACTTTCATGTCGTTGTCAACGTCTAGCACAATCACCATGGTGCCGTAGTTTTTTCCCGACCCCGAAACATAGTCAAAAGTAATGGTTTTTGTGTCGTCAGCATCCTGTGCAGGATCTCCAGCAGCGTTGAGCTTTTCAACTTCAAAATTTCGAGTTGCAAGCGTGTCCAACAACTGTTGCTCAATAGTGTTTTGTATAGCCATGGTTGTGTATTTAGCGTAGTAGAGCTATGAATGGGAATGGTTCAATCACGTTGTCAGTGTGGTCTTTGAGGTGACTGTCCAAGTCCGTGTGATAGGCTTGCAGCACCAGCAGCATACGCACAGCCAGCAAACTGGACATCACAAGGTCGTCAGTTTCCCCGGATTTGGCTGCAAAACTGGTGCCTGAAGCCACAAATGTCTTGAGTTCAGATATCAAGGGTCGTGAGTACAGCTTCATACGCCCAGATTCCACTAGAATCTTGAACTTGTTACAGGCTGTGATTTTGGCTTTGTTTGTGGTGTTGAAGCCCTTGCGGAACTTTCTTCCAGTCACTGACACCACGCTGTTGTCACTCAAGAAGTATCCTGGAATATTTTCTTCCCCAAATTCTGCGATACTCAACAGTGCAGCTTCACCAATGGTGTTATTTTCGACCGAGTAGTAGATGCGCTGACTATCCCGTACCACTGAGTTTATTTCTTTGATGATATCTACCATGACACGTATCTGTGTGGGAATGTCACTGCGGTTGTGCCGCCATTCTGCCACTTGTTCTGTGGTATCGGCCTCAAACACCTGTATGGCTGCTGGATCGCCACCTGTGCCCAGGCTGGGATCTAGAGCTACCACATAAATCTTGCTGCGATCTATATTCTTGTACCAACGCACCTGTCCGGTTTTGCGTGCAGGCTCTATTCCTTCTAGCCCCAGCAGCTTGATAGGTGAGATAAGTGTTTCGTCATTGATAACAAAC